CTCGGAATTCTTGCAGAAGAATCCGCGGACTATGGAGACAGCTTGGTTACGGGCATTATCTAGTAAGGATAATGTGGTCGCCAAGTTAAGTATGCTGGGTGACTGGCTCGAAAGAGCCAGGCATCCAGATCTGTTTATCACCTACCTGCCTCATTTGGAACGATCCTTTCTTAAATCGGATCCTCTGATTGGGGTATGGTGATAGACTTATTCCTGCTTGTTTGGAGTAGCATCTTATGGGTAACATTCTCCCTCATGCTCTTTTCTCCTGCCTAGAGACCGACTTAGCTGGGCAAATCTCGTCTTCTTCATTCGCAAGAATAAAGGAGGGTGAGATGTGGCCCGGCATTTCCTTCAAGGAAGCGGCTTGCTTGTCTATCCATAGTTCCTTACTCAAGAAATTGAGTACTGGCATGACGGAAGCAACGCAAGCAGCTGCCCTTGAGAAATTTCTTGTAGTCGATTCCGATTGCAAGAAATGGGAGTTGCGACTCGAACAGTATGGAGACGATTTCCTCTATGGTGAGTTTAAAGACTTACTGTACAGGTTCTGGTTTCCGAAGCTGCAACCGATCGTTGACCATCATCATGACATCCTCGAAAGAGGAGGCCTTGGTCCTGGATCAGCTGTTGGCGCAAAAGGAGGTGACTTCTATACGAAGTTATTCTCCTCTAGCCTGAGTAGCACTAGTCCGTCCTTATACTTTTGGTATAAGCGCTACATTAGAGGTTTCCCGGAGTGGCACGCTGGTGAGTTAACTCGCCATGCCTCTTTCGGTGATCCTCTTGTAGTGGAAGGTAACCGTTTAGACTTCGTTTCGAAAAACGACGACATCTCTCGTACAATATGTGTCGAGCCGGTGCTGAATATGTTTTTTCAGCTCGGTTTCGGACATTTGTTAAATTCTAGACTGTTAGCATTTTCAGGTATCGACCTGGAGTGTCAACAATTTAAGAATAGAGAGTTAGCTAGAATCGGTAGCTGGGATCAAAAGTTTAGTACTATTGATCTCTCTTCAGCTTCTGATTCGATTTCGCGTAGGATGTTGCGTAAGGTTCTTCCGAAAGGATTTCTTAACTTTCTGGAACTCTACGCCTGCACCCATGCCAAACTGCC